GGTAACACAATTGCTGCTGATCAATTTTTGTATTTAACATGTGGAACCTCAACAGCAGGAACTTATGATGCAGGTAAATTAGTTATTACAATACTTGGCTTTGACGCAGCTAGCTAATAGGAGAATATTATGAACTCAGATATAGGTGCAAAAACTCTTACCTCGACTAATACTATTCAGTCTGGTAGAACAAGATTGCTATCTATTTATTATGTAGGTCATGCTTCAGCTGGAAGTTTAACTTTTAAAGATGGAGGTGGAAGCGGTACACAAAAACTTGTTATCGCAACACCTGCTGGAAGTGCAGCTGATCAGTATCAAGTAGATATGCCTTTAGATGGTATTTTATTTAAAACTGATATGCACTTGACTATTAGTAATGTAACCTCTGTTACAGTTTTTGTAACACCGATTACATCAGCTACTGACAATGGATAAATACACAGCAGAACTTCTTAGTTTCAAAAGGGGTGGTATGCCGCCAAGAAATAAGAAGTATTTTAGGTCTTCAGAGTCTGGAGCAGGGATGACTAAAGCTGGTGTCGAAAGATACCGAAGAGACAACCCTGGTTCCAAACTCAAGACTGCTGTGACTGGTAAAGTAAAAAAAGGAAGTAAAGCTGCAAAAAGAAGAAAATCATTTTGTGCTAGAAGTGCAGGTCAAATGAAGAAGTTTCCTAAAGCAGCTAAAAACCCTAACTCTAGATTAAGACAAGCAAGACGTAGATGGAAGTGTTAAATGAAATTATCAGAAAATTTTAGTCTAAACGAATTTACAAAATCTCAAACAGCTACAAGACATAGTATAGATAACACACCAAGTATGACAGTTATTTTAAATTTAACAAGTTTATGTGAAGGTGTTTTACAACCTGTAAGAAATAATTTTATGAAACCTATGGTTATTAGTTCTGGTTTTAGATGTGAAGAATTAAATACTAAAATAGGTGGTAGTAAAACATCCCAACATATTTTAGGTCAAGCTGCTGACATAGAAGTATTAGGTGTTAGTAATTTAGAACTCAGTGATTGGATACATAATAATTTAAATTACGATCAACTTATTTTAGAATTTTATAATGAAAAAGAAGGACCTCATTCTGGTTGGGTACATGTATCTTTTGACAAAACAAATAATAAACACGAGTATAAAGAAGCTTACAAAAATGAACAAGGTCAAACAAGGTATCGTTTAAAATAATGGATAATATAACACCAGAGTTAGTTGAAACAGTTCATAGCATATCATGGTTTGATGGTATATGTTATATCGTATTAGGATTGACAACTTACGCTGCATACAAATGGATAAAAAATAAATGGCGTTAAGTAGAGGAAGTATGAGGCAACAAATAACTAAGCCTCCACAAAAGAAAAAGTTTTTAAACAAAGGCAGAAAGAAGAAATTGAGTCGTGTAGACACAAGGTATAAAAAAAGGTAAAATAACTTATGACTAAATTATGTCCAAGAGGAAAAGCAGCAGCAAAACGTAAGTTCAAGGTATATCCCTCGGCCTATGCAAATGCTTATGCTTCCAAAATATGTGCAGGTAAAGTAAAAGACCCTAGTGGCACAAAAAGAAAAGACTGGGGTCCTAAAAAAGTTAAAAAAGGAGCTATGATGAAAAAACCTAAAAAAGCAGCAAAAGGAATGTTAATGCCGTTATTTGGAATAGCGGGTATGGCAAAATTTATGCAAATGAATAAAAAAAAGAAAGGAACTGTAAAGGCTGATCAAGTAAATCCTGTAACTGGCGAAGGTATGGATCAAGCTAATAATAACCTTTCTCCTACCGCTCAAAAAGGGATACAAGCTGTTAAAAGTATGGGAAAGTTTGGTGCTAAAAAAGGTGGTATGAAAGTAAAAAAAGCAGGTCTTGGTCTTATGATGGCTATGGGTAAAAAAAATAGAAGAAAAATGGGAAAGCAGATGAAAAAAAGTAAACTAAATATACTTTCTCCCGGATTATATGGAATGACTCAGTTAAGTGATGGTGGTATGCCAAAAAATACAGGTTCTTATATAAAACAAGATATTGAAGGTGAAAGTTTTACAAATGAATCTGCTCAAGCTTATTATAAAGATCTTCTTGACTAATGTCTGGATTAAAAAAATGGTTTGATCAAAAATGGGTAGATATTGGAAGTAAAAAAGCTGATGGTACATTTGCAAAATGTGGACGAAGTAAACAAAAAGCTGATGCTAAAAGAAAATACCCAAAGTGTGTTCCTTTAGCAAAAGCAAGAGCTATGTCTGAGGGACAGAAGAAAAGTGCTGTAAAAAGAAAAAGAGCAAAAGCTCAAGGAGTTGGAGGTAAGCCGACAAATGTAAAAACTTTTGCAGCTAAAGGCGGAATGATTAATTATTATAAAGGGTTAATATAATGTCTAGAATGAAAGAATTAAAATCTTTAGCAAAACAAGCTAAAGAACAAAAAAACAAAGAAAAATACGAAGAGATTCGTGGGGACATATTTAGAGAATTTGACTTTGATATAGGTAAGTTTGGTTTAGGTGGTCTTTTATATAAAAAAGGTAAAAAGTTATTAGAAAAATCAGGTTTAATTGATGACCTACCTTCTATGTATCGTAAAATGCGAGATGCTAAAGATAAAGGTGATTTTAAAAAATTTAAAAAATACAAATCTAAATCTACAAACGTAGTAAAAGATAGTAAAAGTATGAAACAGTTTCAAAAAGAGTTAGATGAAGATTTACCTTTACCAAAAAATTTTAAACCAACTAAAAAGAAACCAGAAGGTAAAGTAGTTAGTATAACAAAAAAAAGTATGGGTGGTGAAGTTAGGGGTATTGGTAAAGCTATCAGAGGTTTTAATTTTAAGGGTGTTAGATAGTGGCTACTTCAGGAACAACTTCTTTTGATTTAAGTATAGACGATATTATAGAAGAGTCTTATGAAAGATGTGGACTGCAAACTAATTCAGGTAATGATTTAAAATCTGCAAGAAGAAGTTTAAACATATTGTTTTCTGAATGGGGCAACAGAGGTATACATCTTTGGAAAGTAGAATTAAAAGAACAACAACTTACTGCGGGAACAGCTACTTATGATGCTCCTACAAACGCTAATGATATTTTAGAAGCTTATATAAGCACTACTACTAGTATTACTACTTCTACAAACGATGTATCTCTTACTAAAATAAGTAGAAGTGAATATGCTGCTTTACCTAATAAAGGTTCACAGGGACAACCTAGTCAATATTATATTGACAGACTTACTACACCTAAAGTTACTTTGTATCAAACACCTGATGCAAGTACTTATACATTTTTAAAATATTATTACTTAAAAAGGATAGAAGATGCAGGCAACTATACTAATGAAGCTGACGTGGTCTTTAGATTCATTCCATGTATGGTGGCTGGTCTTGCCTATTATCTAAGTATGAAAAAAGCTCCTCAATTAGTGCAACAAAATAAATTAATATATGAAGATGAATTAAACAGAGCTCTGACAGAGGATGGCCAAAGAACTTCTGTTTATATTTCTCCACAAAACTATTACCCACAAGGTGCGTAATGGCATACGCTAGAGGTAAATACGCAAAAGCAATATCAGACAGGTCAGGAATGGCTTTTCCATATAATGAAATGGTAAAAGAATGGAATGGTTCTTTTGTACATCGTTCTGAATTTGAAGCAAAACATCCTCAGATAAGAAGAAGGCACACTAAATCAGATCCAGTGGCTTTAGCTAACGCTAGACCTCAACATAAAAACCCTAACCAAGAATTTCTCCTATATATAAGCAATGGGTTTTTTGCTGAGGTTGGTGATAGCGGCATAACTGGTGGAGCAAGTATGACAGTAGAACAAAGTAATGATATTTTAGGACATAAACTTACAGCAGTCGAAGTATCTTCTGCGGTAGGAGGAGTAACCATAGTAATATCATGAGTATAACCCACGCAAATTTTTTAACTCAAGTTCGAGCTTATACAGAAGTAGATTCTAATGTTTTATCAGATACCTTGATGGATCAGTTTATAAGAAACACTGAATTAGATATTGCAGGTAAAGTTGATTATGATGATATAAGAAAATATGTGACAGCTGTTACAGGAACGCAAAGATACTTAAATGTACCAGATGATTGTATAATTATACGTTCTGTTCAAGTAATAAGTAGTAGTACTAGAGATTTTTTAGAAAAAAGAGATACTTCTTTTATGGCTGAATACAACCCTACAGATGCAACAGGTTTACCAAAATATTTTGCTAACTGGGATGATAAAAATATTGTTTTTGCACCAGTGCCTGATCAAGCTTATGAAATACAATTAAACTATATTAAAGACCCAGAACATTTTACTACAACTACAGATACTTTTTTATCAAAGCATCAAGAAAATTTACTTTTATACGGTGTGTTAGTAGAGTGTTTCAGTTATTTAAAAGGTCCTATGGATATGTACAAACTCTATCAAACAAAGTATACTGAAGAGATACAGACGTTTATGATGGCACAGATGGGTAGACGTAGACGTGATGAATATGATAACGGGGTGTTGAGAATGCCATTACCTTCTCAATCACCTTAACTTTAAAGGAGTAAAATATGGCAATAACAACAAGTGTGGTATGTAACGTATTTAAAACAGATGTTTTAAAAGGCGTACATAATTTTACAAACGGTGGAAATAGTTTTAAATTAGCTATGTATACATCAAGTGCAACTCTTGGTAAATCTACAACATCATTTACAACAGATAACCAAGTTTCATCAAGTGGTTACAGTTCAGGTGGTAAAGCTTTAGTATCTACAACTCCAGCTTTGAGTACAGATACTGCTGTTTGTGATTTTGCAGATTTATCTTTTGTAGGTGTTTCTCTTACAGCAAGAGGTGCTTTAATTTATAACGACACAGCTTCTGGTGATCCAGCAGTTGCAGTTTTAGATTTTGGTGGAGATAAAACAGCTACTTCAGGTACATTTACAATACAGTTTCCAACTGCTGACGCATCAAATGCTATTTTAAGAATAGCTTAATTAAGAGGTAGTACCTATGACTACTAGAACTATAACTGTTACAGTTCAAAGTGTTGATGGTG